AAATGTATAAATATGCTACTCAAGAAAAATTTGTCCCCTTAATAATTGATTTAGAGGAAAGCGATGAAAGCAAAAAGTTTAGGCGTGGGTTTAATGAATTCCTAAATCCTAATGATTTTATTTAAGTATGCTTAGCAAATAGGTCGTCCAGTATTTCTACATTCTTAAATAAGTTAGTATATCTCCCCCATAAAAGATAAATGCTAAATAATGCTGGTGATGGGATTAAATTATTTACTAAATATAATTCCTGTGGATTAGCAAGATGTCTTAAATAGTAATTTTCTTTCAATAACTTATCGTGATGGTCTATAAAAGTTGAACCTGTTTTTAATCCAAAATCATAGTGCGTCCCATCATTTAAAAATATTCTATATCTTTTATTTTTTAATGGCGAATTAGTAATATCCATAATCTTATAAGGCATTTGCGTATATAATATGATATTATTTTATTATATTATATTTAGAAATGAAATTAAACAGAGAACTCACGATTGTAGCACTTAGAGAACATATCACAAAATTTAACTTAAATGTCAATCCTGATTTTTTAAGTTATACAAATAAAGATTTGCTGAAAGTTTGCCGAATGTATGGTATTCAATCATTTTGGTTTGAATAAGAAAATAGTAATAAGCAATATATTTAAGCAATCTTTTTAAGTGGAATGTGGTGAAAAAATAAAATAGGAAAAGTCCCTTTATGGGAAATCTATTCGTAATACAAATAAATTTTGGAAATCCCTATAGGGAATATTTTTTTTTTTTACCACCAAAATCTTGACTTAATTTCCTTTATTAATTGATTGTCTTACTATCTTAATAAATAAATAAATGAATATATACTATTATCTCTTTATATTAAAAAAAATTGAAATAAATTATTACTTAAAGAGTATAAGACAATAATATTAAGAAAATGGAATATACATTTAAATTACCGCAATACTTATGGGGATTTCCAAAAACTGAAGATGGAAATGTAGTATATTATACATTTAACATAGATAAACCTTTTGATTGTATAGATGATTTTATACAATATTTCGCAAAGAATTCTATAATTGTAATATATATTGATTGTGATGAATTAATTAGGCAAATTGAAAATAGAAACGCATATAAAATTATATTTGATAGACCTGAAAGTCTTAAAACTCAAGTTTATAAGGTATATACTGGAATTCCACCTATAGATAGACATAGATACGAGGATAAGTATGATGAAATAAAAGTAGCATTAAAAACAAATAATTCTATATCTTGTAAGTGGATTTATGCGAACCAAGATAAAGTTTTTGAATTTATAGAAACTGAGAAAAAAAGAATTTGTAATGAATATAAACAGCAAAAGAAAATAACTAACAAAACATATTATGATTTAAATAAAGAACTAACTGACAGAGTGCTACTGACAGAACAAGAAAAAAAAGATAATAAGAAAAAATCCAACGAAAAATATTACAACTTAAATAAAGAACCTACTGACAGAGTGCTACTGACCGAACAAGAAAAAAAAGATAATAGAAAAAAAGCAAATGAGGCATATTATTTAAAAAATAAAAATAATAAATTTGCTGAAAAAGTATTTGAAATTATAGATGATGAAACTGGATTAGTTTTTGAAATTGAAGAAAATTATTTAGAAATTGTTGGGACACCAAAAAAAGTAATTCAAGAAACTCTACTAAAAATAGAAAATACAAAATTGTTACTTACTGAGGAGGAAAAAGCATTAAATAGAAAGGAAACACAGAGAAAATATAGAGAGAAACTTAAGGAACAAAAACTAACAAATATTTAATTTTAATTTTTCTTTATAACGCAGAAACTCCTCATATTCTAATTTTCTTTTTTCTAATAAATTATAACGACTTAATTGTTGTTTTTCTAATTCATCTCTTGATGATTTACAAGGAACAACAGAATTTAAAGTAGCATAATATAATTCAATATAATATCTTTTTTTGCTGTCTGCCTCAAAACTATCTTTACAAGGATATTTTTCAATTTCAACCATATCCCAATTATCCCAACCTCCATTTTCTCTAATAAATTCATATACATATGTATTATTTTTTCGTTTAGTATTATCATTACTAGAAATATTGTGTGCCTGTTTTCTACTTTTAAAATCTGTAGTATGTCCTACATAACATTCTTTAATAGTTACATCTTTACAAACAAGTTTATAAATAATATTTTTTGAATAATCAATTGGTAAGCGAGGCATTATATTACTATATACTACTATATACTCTTTAAATCATTTTTTAAATAATAAAAAATAATTTGTTATACCCTTAATTTTTGGACTTGAGATGCCTACCTAACTTAAGTAAGGATTTATCAACTATCTTGTGTATTGGAAAAGTATCAGCATCACATAATTTAACAACTATTTTTTGTTTTTCAGCGTGAAGAGGGTCATCGTAAATTGTCGCAAAATTACCCATCAATTGCTGTGTAGCATTATGATAAACCATTTTGTATAATCTCTCCATAAAATCTGTTTCCTTAATCCACTTACCATTTGTTTTGTAAAAAAACTGCTTGGTTTGTGCGTTAGAGCAGACAATTGGTATATCATCATCTTCTAACTTTTCAATATTATTAATAATAGAGGTTACAAGATATTCAATTATATCACTATTAATAATGTTAGTTACATTTTGGAACTCAAAATTTTCTATAAATGTTTCAATATTAATACTATTATTTCTCGTTTTATTTAACTCACTAATTGTAATTTTTTTAACAACTTTATTATTAATCAATTGGTTAAATTGGTCTTCCGTTAATACGATGTTTGTCATTCTATGTTATTTAATATAAGGACTATCTCTTTAAATAGATTTATGAAGAAATATATTTAATAATTTATTTCATTAAGAAAAAGATAATAGTATATATTTATTTATTTATTTATTAAGATAATAAGAAAGATAATTAAGAAGGATAATTCAGTCAAGATTTTGGTGGTAAAAAAAAAAAATATTCTCCTATAGGTTTCTCAAAATTTCTTCCAACTTGGAATAGAAATGCTATAAAGGGACTTTTCCTATTTTATTTTTTCACCACTTTCCACTTAAAAAGATTGCTAAAATATATTGCTTATTACTATTATCTCAACGATATTTTAGAATAAGTTTATTCCAAAATCTATTTAAAGAGAGTATAGTATATATTATTAGAATGGAATTAGTAGCAGAAGTAAGTCATAAATTACAAAATATGATTTTTGGTTACATAGATATATTAAAGAAATATTTGGTAGAACCAAACGAATGGGATAAAAACGAGGAGAAGGTCTTTAATAGGTTGCCTTTAGGTCATTTTGAATACGAAGAAAACATAACAGAAAGAGAAGAATTATTATTTTACGAGGTATTAAATTGTTATGATTTTTCCATCACAGAACTAAATATGTTGTTAGTTTATATCAAGACAAATAGCAACTATTTTAATATAAAATATTCTAATTATGATGCTGTTTTTGAAGATGGAGATTTAACAAATAACGATAATTACGATAACGGATATGGTTATTATTCATTCTTGCGTGATGTTACAACTATATTTTTTGAAAACAATAGGGAAATGTTTATGAGGTATATTGAACCAGTAGATTTAAAGTAAATAATAACGTTTCTCATCTAAGTAAAACAGCGTAAATATAAATTTAATAAAACAAACAAAATATAAAAATAATAGAACAAACACTAAGCAAAACATTCTTTATTAATAATAAAGAATATTTTAAAATACTTATTTTGCTGTAATACTTTGTTCGTATTCAAGTAACTTTTCGTCAAGATTGTCCTCTTTTGTTAGTTCAATATTCGCTTGTTGAAGTCTAGAAATTTTTTGGTCCTCTGCTTTAAACTTAGGATTTGTTAAGTAGTCAAAAGCAACCTCATTAAAATCTTTTTCAATTTGTTCTAAAAATAGTTCATCTGGTAGTTCAAAAATATATTTATTCATTTCAATATTGTATTTTTTTTGTTCTCGTGGCGTTAAATCGCTAAACTTTTGAGTAATTGGGTATCCAAACTTATCATTTAAAATGGTTCTTAATTGTGTTAAAATAATTGGATTTTGGAAATCGCTAATAGAGAAAGGCATATTATAATATAAGTATTTATTTATTTATATTATATTCTTACGCAATATTAAACAGGGACAACACAAATCATACCATCTTTAATTAATCTTTTGTATAAAGTAGTGCCTACTTTAACATAGCGGTTACTTAAAGGATTAAGATATTCTCCTGCTTCATTCACGAGGGGTTTGCCCTCTTTTAGAACACGAGTTTTCTTAGGTTGTCCCTCAACTTCTTCAGGCACGGAACATAATTCAGGCACGGAACATAATTCAGGCACGGAACATAATTCAAGTAAAAGTTCTTCTACAGGTAGTTCTTCTAGTTCTACAGGTAGTTCTTCTTCTTCTAGTTCTACAGGTGCCGGTTCTTCTTCTTCTAGTTCTACAGGTGCCGGTTCTTCTTCCTCAGGGACAACAGGTTCAGTAATAACCAATACTACATTTTCTCGTGGTGCTCTTTTTGCTCTTTTAGTAACTTTCTTTGGTTCGCTTTTCGTTTTAATAGCCATTTTATAATTTACTAAAGTATTATTTAATTCATTTTCAAACGAATTAATTATATTAAAACAATCTAAGAATTAATTACTACATATATTTATGCCTACAGAAATTTTTGATGGTAGCATTATTACTAAAGAACTATGTAAAGAACAGGGAAACTTAGCAATTAATTATAATCAATATAAAAGATTTAAACGAAGGCAAAAGATGCTATACCATATTCAAAAAAAAAAGGATAATTTAGCAAATGGAATTGTTAGAGATACAACATATGGATAAAATATATATATTATATATAATGGATTATACAAAATATATACAAAGTATTAACGATGATGTAAATAATCAAAATAATCAAAAACTTTTATCAAGCAATTCTAACTATCATATTGAGAAACATATATCACATCATAACTACGATGATAAAACTAAACAAAATGTATTATCAAAATTAAAAAATATAATTGACAGCACAACTGCTATGAAGGTTTTTAACTATCTTGTTTCCAATAACTTAATAGATGAATTCTTAGCAAGTTATGATTACTTAACAACATTAAGAATATACAATCCTTTAACTTATACACAAATAATAAATTATGTTATTGATTATAAAAAGACTAATACTGAGATGGACGATATTTTAGAAGAAGAAATAAACTTTTTGTTAGATACTAGAGTATCAAAAAAATCTTTACAAAGTTTAAGAAAAAGAACTAACAACCCTAACTCAGTAAGAGTATTAAATAAAATAATTAGAAATGTGCCTGATAAACAAAGTGTAAAAAATATGAGTTCCGCAAAAAAAGAACTCTTAATTGAAACATTAGAACAACTACCAACCCAAGATGATTTTGAAGAGAAAGAAGACGCAGAAGAACAAATACAAGATGTAGTAAATGCTGATGCTTCCATTCCTGATTTAGAACCTGATGCTGATGAAGAAGATATACTAACAAATAAATCCTTTAATGAAGTTACTAGAGAGTATGACAAAAGAACAGATGAAATATTTGAAGAAAGATATCGTGCTAATCAAGAAGAGCAAAATAGCAACGATGAAGAAGAAGAAGAAGAAAAAGTATTAATAAAACTGAAAAAGAAAAAACGCAAATTAGAAGGAGAAAAAGGAACAGAAATGGAAAGAGCATTTTTACAATTTCAAAGAAGAAAAGCAGCAGAAGCAGAAGCAGAAGCAGAAGAAGCAGAAGCAGAACAAGTAAAAGAACCAAACAAACGCAAATTAGAAGGAGAAATAGAAATAGAAGAAACCGCTGAGGAAAAAGAAACTAAAAAACGAGGACGCACCATTGGTTCAAAAAATCGCCCACTTGAAGAAAGACTAGCAGAAAAATCAGAAGCGGCAAGAAAAAAAGAAGAAAAAGAAAGGTTAAAAAAACTAAAAGAACCAAAAGTATAATTATAATAATAAAATTAATAATATTATATCCATATATTATATTATGAGTATTCCATCACAAACTAATACAACAGACTATCAAGTATATATGAGAAAATATTTAGATAGTTTAACTTTACAAAATGAGTTGAATGTCAAAAACTTTAGTGCGAATGTTGAGTATCAAAAAACAGGAATTCAACAAGCAGAAGTAGCAGACACTCGTTCAATTGAAGAGAGAATGGCGGATATAGAAAAACTAAAAGTTCAGGCACGAGCGATGTTAAATAAAATCACTGATGTTACAAACACAAATGAAATAATGAGTTATTTAATTCAAAATCCAAAAATTTTGTATTACTTTATTCAAAACTTTATATCTATTGAGGAAATAGTAAAAAGGCAATTTTCTATGGGAATTCTCGCCCCACAAATGATATCATTATTATACAAAAAGTATATCCAATATAACAATGAAGTATTAATTCCTGATAGTAAAGATTTTGATTTAGTTAGTTCATTATTGACAAAAGAAGATGCTATTAAGATTAAAAATGCTTCTGCGGATTACGAGTTAGAACAAGATATAGACGCATTACTTCCAAGTCTTCCGTCACGAGCAGATATTTCTAAATTTACAAGTAATCCTGAGAGATATGTAAAAGAAATTAAGGGATTTGCGAATAAATACAGAGATGGTTTTACAATTGATGATGGTAATGAATTAATTGACGCATATAATGACCCAGCAATTGGAGATGAAACCGCAGAGAGAATTAATGATTTAGAAAACGAACTAAAAACAAAAATTGCTGCTTACTTAAGAGTAGCACCGCCTCAATACAAACAAATTCCAGCAAAATCTCTTCCTGAAAAACTAACAAAAATTAATCAACCTCAAGAATTAACTCCAATTTTAACTCCTCAAGAAAAAGGAGATATAAGACAAAAAAGAGCAAGGCGAACTGCTGCGGAAATGTTAATAGCAAGACAACAAGAGGCAGAAGCAAGAGCAGAAAAAGCAGCAACAAAAGCATCAACACAAGCATCAAAAGAACAAGCAATAATGGACGCAAGAGAAAAGAGAGCAAAGGCACAACAAAAAGCAGAAGCAAAAGCAGCAACAAATACAGCAAGAGAAGCAACACCTGATACTGATGAACCTGAAGAAGAGCAATTTGGTAGTGGGTTAGGAAATCGTGAAAAACATATTCATAGGTTTAAAGTATTAAAAGGAGAAGTTGTAGCAGGAAATACAAGTCCAGCAGTATTTAAAGAATTAAGAAGTTTGGTAGTTAAAATGGTTAAATTGAGTGAATTGGATAAATCTCAAGCGATGATGATTTTAAAAGAATTAAAAAGATAGATAAATAAATAAAAATATATACTCATAATATAATATGAGTTCTACAATCGTTTTAAATAGTAGCAATATAGTTCAAGGTTCAAATAATAGTTCGTTAATTTACAATTTCCCCAATTCAGTTAAGTTTTCAAATCATCAAATCGCAGTCCAGTCTGTATCTCTTTACTATAGTTGGACTAATATTAATGCTTTAACATTAAAAAACAATACTTTTTCGTATAGTTGGATTGTTGGTGTAACATCTACTACATATACCATCACAATTCCTGATGGTTTATACGAAATAGCGGACATAAATGCGTTTCTTCAGTTTAGAATGATAATGAATGGAACATATTTAATTAATAGTTTAAGTAAAAATGTGTATTACGCTGAATTTTTAGTCAATCCAAATGCTTATGCGGTTAATATAATTACTTATCCTGTGCCTACTTCTTTGCCGTCAGGTTTTACTGCTCCAGTAGCAAATCCAGCGACAGGGGCGGTGGCGTTTGTAGGATTTCCAACTACTACATTTAACCCAGTAGTTACAATTCCAGCAAATTTTAATTTAATTGTTGGTTATGCCGCTAATTTTGCTACAGTAGTAAATACAGGTGTAGGAACAATTTTAACTGCTACAAGTAGTATTAGTCCTCAAGTGGCCCCGAACCCTAACGCTTTAATAAGTATTTCAAACATTAGCAATATTTATGCTAGTCCATCAAGTGTAATTTATAATGTTACTCCAGACGTTTCGTTTGGAGAATTAATCCGTTCGCAACCTAGCGAATATGCTTGGAACGACCTCATTAAGGGAACTATTAATAGTTTGTTAATTAGGTTAATAGGACAAGACGGAAATGCTCTCAATATTTTAGACAACAATATTGTTATTCTTTTACTTATAAGAGAAAAATCTATGATAGGATATTAAAAAAATTGATTTAAAGAGGATATATCATAGTATATCATAATATTCCATAAAATGCCTTGTAAGGAAATTGATTATTCAAAGACAATTATTTATAAACTTGTATGTAAAAATATAAAAATAACAGAACTATATGTAGGTTATACAACACATTTTACTCAACGAAAATCAAAACATAAACATAGTTGTAATAATCCTAAAAATGAAAAATATAATTTTAAAGTTTATACATTTATAAGAGAAAATGGTGGGTGGGATAATTGGGATATGATTATGATTGAAGAATTTCCCTGTAGAAATGTTTTAGAGGCGACAAAACAAGAACGCTTAAGAACTGAAGAGTTACAATCAACTTTAAATACATATTGTCCTACTCAAACAAATATAGAATATATAAATAAACAAATTGAATATAGAATAGAAAATAGAGATAAACTTAATCAAGCATCTAGAGATTATTATCAAGAAAACAAAGAAACCATTTTAGAAAAACAAAAAATAAGAATAACTTGCGAATGCGGTTCAACTATTAGAAAAGATGATATTAGCAAACATAAAAAAACTCAAAAGCATATTAATTATATTAAATCAACTGCGTAATATAATAATTTTTTAATTCTATTATTATATTAAATGAATTTGACAGACAATACTCTATCAAGACTTTATGATGATATTTACAAAGATATACAGGATAATATGAATAAACTTAAGGATTTTAAAGGAGACGATGATAAAGATGAACGCAAAATGTATAAAGAATTAGGTATTTTAAATCAACTATTGGTTTTAATTTTAAAATTAAAAAAAATCAAAAAAGAATAAAATCTTTAGTATATTTATATGACAAAAATTTTTATTAAAGGTCACCCAAGTATTAATCAAGTAAGATTTAAAGGGTTAAGTATGAATGGTGGAGGTGGAAGAAGAACT